GTCCCGGAAGGTGAAGTTCTGGACACCCGTCGTGAACGCGGCCGCGACCAGCGAGGTCGCCGTCGCCTCCTGCCAGCCATCCATCGTCAACTTCAGCTGGGCGATGGCGTTGTCGGAGCAGGAGAACTCCCACCCGGTGGTCTTCACACCCGAGTAGGTGAACGGCACGACGGTGCCGTCCGTCTGCGGGCGGCCGACCTGCACCGTCTGGGACAGGCCAACCTTCGGACCCGGCGTGTAGATCTGCTGCTTCGCCGTGCCCAGCACCGTGGTTGGGGTTGTGAACGCCGAGCCGAGCGCGTGCTTCCACTGCAGGCCGTGGTGACCGCGGTCGCCGTGCTCGAGGCTGAACCCGCCCTCGACCTGGACACGCGAGATGATCGACCGCGCGGCGCGCTTGTACGCCTGGCCCGCCTTCAACCCCATGCCTTCAAGGAACGTCGGGTCGAACTTGAACGACTCGTCCAGGATCTCGTACCCGGTCGTGACCGTGACGGGCGTCCCGACAATGGCCTCGGGAGCCACCATCAGTTGAGCGGAAAGCCCAGAAGGATAAGGCATGTCTCTACTCCGTCACAGGGTTGGGGGTGGGCTCGATGTCAGCGCCGGAGATCGGGTCGATCTCCACGCCGCCGTCAGGGTTCGGTGGGACAGGCGGCTCGATGACCCGCTGTGGTTCGCCGTTGACGAGCCAGTGACTCTGTGGCCACACCAGGAATGCGGGGTCGAGAAGCGCGTCGTCGACGTCATCGATGGTCTGTTGGTCGGCCACGACGCACCGCAGCACCGGCGACTCGAGGGTCTCGCCGCTGATGTTGGTCACTGATCCCATTGGGGTTTCCTTTCTAGATCCGTGCGCGGCAGACAACGCCGAAAAGGACGTGGACTTGGACCCCGTTGTCGGTGTTGACCTGTGAGACACGGGTAATTACGAGCGCGACCCACCCCGATGGGAGAGTGCCGTTCAGGTTGAATCCAGGTGCCGCCCGCAATGCGGCCTCGAGCTCACCGATATCGGTCGCTGCCCTGGCCCTGGCGTCGGACAGGTCCGAATCTCCGGTCCAGGCCACGTAGGTGCACCAGATGGTGAATGTCTCTTCCCGGGCCCGGGCGCCGAGAGCAGCCCAATCCGAGTCGCCATCGACGGCCATGATCTGAGTGCCGGAGTTGTAAGGGGTGTCAGCACCAACACAGAGGAAATTGCCGTCAGGGACCTGCGACGAAACCGGCCCGTCGATGACAGTCGTTTCTGTCGCCTCGAGCGCGGCAGTGGCGATGGCCACCACCGCATTGATCGCCGGGAAGATGCGGGAGGAGATCATCCAATACTCGGCAGGGCCGCGTAGTCCGAGGCTTCCATCAGCTCGATCGCCCGGGTGGGCATACCGCGGTCCTCACCCTCGTCTTCCGTGTCGGTGTTGCCGCCGCGGAACTTCGGGGTGGCCGGGCCACGCTGGGTGTCCCACAGCCACTGCAGGAGGATCAAGCAGGCTTCCTGCAGTTCGTCCGGGACGAAGCCGCGTCCGGCCATATAGGTGACGGTCACACGTGACACGAAGGCGTGACTGGGTGGGACGGTCGAGTAGTTGAAGCGGAGCACGCCTGATTCGAGACCGCCGTCCTGGAGCAGACTCAGGTCCGGTATGACCCCGCTGGCCCCGGCCAGCGCGACCGAGGTGACCGACATGACGGGCAGGTGGTTCAAGACGAGCACACCGCGGGAGTACGGGACGGTCTCGGTGATGACCGTGGGCGCGGTGTAACCGCAGTAGCTGTTGACGATCTTCGACGCCGACCGGATAAACCGGCGGATCTCCTCATCGTCCTTCGTGCTGGTCTTGTTCAGCTGCTGCCGGCCCTGCTCCAGCGATACAAGCGCCGACGTCGTCGCGGCGTCGACATTGAAGACGTCGGGAGCCTGCACCGTCGCGTTCGCGCCCGTTCCTACGAAGAACCATTGGAACCGGCCGGCCACGGACGGCACATAGTCGACGTGGTAGCTGCCGGTCGAGTCACGCACAGCGGCGATACCCGGGCTGGCCGTTCCGTCTGGGGCTATCACCGTCAGAGTCACCGTGGTCGGATCAACGGCCGTACCAGCCGCGTCGGCGAACGACACGGACAAGGTGATCGGGGCACCAACGGCATACATGGAGTGCCTTCCGATCAGGTCACGGGTTCGAGTACTTCGAGACTCAGGGACGAGTCCATGACCACGACAAGGTGGCCCGGGAACCGCGTCTCTATCTGGCGTTTGAGGTCCTCAGCGGATTGAACGCTGAGCACCTTTGCCGTGCGTACGACTAGGACATCGCCGGGTTTGAGTTCGACGCGGCGGATCTCTTCGATCTTCGGTAGGTCCATGGGTTTCCCCCTTGGGTAGGTGCCTGGCGGGCCGGAAGCGACCCCGGCCCGCCAGATGGAAGGTCAGCCTTGGTGGAGGCTGTTGACGACCGCTTCGGCCCGGGCCTCCGCCGAGGCTGCGACCTCGTCGTGGACGGCCTTCAGCGCGTCGATCTTCGCGTCGGCGGTCGAACCTTCCGGCTCGGCGGCCAGGCCGAGCTCGGCCCGTTTGGACGCGTCCACGGCGGACACGGCTTGCTGGGCGAACTGCACCTTGGCCGCCGCGATCGCTGCCTCCTTGTCACCGATGATCTCCGGGTTGTGCTGGTCCGGGGTTCCATCGGCGCGCAGCGACAGCATGGTGACCCGGTCGTGGTCACCGTCGTTGGTGAGGACGTTCACCGGCTCGTCGGCCGGGACCTTCTTTACTGCGTCAGACATGACGTGCTCCTTCTCCGGTTCGGATCGATCGGTGAAAGCTCAAGCCGAAAACGGCGGCTTACGCTTGGGTGAGGGCCTTATATGCGCTGTTGTCCTGCACGACGCCGTCGGCGCGATCGAAGCCGAGGAAACCGACCTGGCCGAACTCGGCGTAGCGCTCCTCGAGTCGGATCATCTCGAAGGCCTTCACGAACCGGACGACGTACCCGCTCTTGAAGTCACCGAACAGCACCGACTTCACGCCCGTCGCCGGGACGGCCATGTCCTGGTTGACGACGTACGGCGAACCGACGAGCAGGTTCGGCATGTCGCCGGTGGTCGATACCTGGAACAGATAGCGGTTCTGGCTGTCCTTCAGCTTCCGTGCCTGCTTGAGCGCGGTGTCGGACAGCATGAATTTCGCGCCCTCGGTCCGGTAGGCGGGGTCGATCGAGTGCTGCAGGTCGATCAGTTCATCCGCGGTGAACGCGGCCACTGCGGCCGCGGTGACGCCGGAGACGGCGCCGGTGACAATGCCCTGTGGTTGGGACGAGCCCGTACCGGTGGTGAAGTGCTGGTTGTGGATCCGGCCGAGGCGCTGCGCGAACTTCCCCTTGATCCACGCCTCAGCGTCCATCCAGTCGGTGTCCTGAAGGAACTCCAGCGAGACCCGCACTAGCTTCGAGGTGTACTTGTACGCGCCGAGCTGGGCCGTGCCGAACACGAAGTCCTGCTCGGACACGGCGGTGTTCTCAGCAAGGAGCGCACCAACGTTGCCGGTGTCATCGTTCGTCGGCCACGGCAGGGTCGCGCCGGTGTCGGTGTTGATGACAGTGCATTCCTGCTGGACGGCGCCGTAGGCCTTCATCTTCTCGATGATGTCCGCGCGGAACCCCTGCGGGACAAGGTAACCACCAGCCGCGGACGTGCCGATGCCGGCGGCGGCCTTGATCTCCTTCGGGTCCATCGTGTTGTACCGGGCGCGCATCGCCTTGCGGTGCGCGGGCTCGAGGTTCGCCATGCCGTTGCGGACGAACAATTCGAACGCCTCGTTGTAGAGGTCTGCTCCCGCGTCGTCGTCGGTGTGGTCCGCGTCGCCGCCGCCCTTGAGGCCGGAGCGGTCGACGTGGGACATGTCGGCCGTGTGCTTGGCGTGGCGCTCTTCCCGATCGATGCTGTCGGTGAGCTCGTCGAATTTCGTCTCGGCGGAGTCGTAGGTCTGCTTCTCGTCGACGGTGTACTCGCGACCCTCGGCCTTGGCCCGGTCGTTGATCTCCGTCATCTGAGACCAGACGTTCGCCCGCTGCTCGCGGAGCTGCTGTGCTGATGGCATGCTATTTGGTTCCTTCCGTGAGCATGCGGGAACCCCGGCGCGGCGGGATGCCGGTCGGGGGGTTTATGGGGTGCGGACTAGGTAGCCGCGGCCATTCGGCGGGCGTTCAGCCGTTGGTTCTGCTCGACAACCGCGACGTTGACGGCCGCGGGCGCGTGCTGGATCTCCTCGACCCTTGGCGCCGGCGCCTCGTCGCGGTTCTGATACTTGAACAGCGTGGCTGTGTCGAAGCTGTTCTTCGGAGCGTCGATCGACTCAACCCGATCGGCGAGCCCCACGGCGACTGCCTCGTCGTCGTTAAACCAAGTCTCGGCGAGCATGAGGTCGCGCCAGGCTTGGATTTCGCCGCCGGCCTTGTCTGCGTAGATCGCGGCGATGTTGTTGGAGAGCTTGTCGAGCAGATCTCCCATCGCGTGCATGTCCGCGGCGGGACCGATCGCGATGCCCCAGCCATCATGGATCATGAGTTGGCCGTTCTGACCCATCACGAGCTCGTCGGCGCCGGCAGCGATGAACGAGGCGGCTGAGGCAGCCAACCCATCGACGGTGGCCACGACGTTCGCCGGGTGGCGTCGCAGGGCGTTCAGGATGGCGACAGCCTCGAAGACTTCCCCGCCGGGGGAGTTGATGTGGAGACGGATCTCGGTCGCGTCAGGAATTTCAGCTAAAGCCGCGACGAACTCCTTCGCCGATACACCCCAATCCCCGCCCCACGAGTCGATAGGGTCATACAGGTGAATCGTGGCGACACCGTCGCCGGAAACTGTCCCGTTGACCTGAGCGAGAAGCGGCGTCCGTTTCCCGGACTTGGGTGGGGTGGAGCCATGGAAGCGGTACTGCGGCGCGGCCGCGCGGCTGTCATGCGGCATTGGGAGCTCCTTCGGTTACGACGTCGTCGTCCGCCGCGAGGGCAATGTCCTCAGCGGTCATGTTCAGCGGCACGATGTAGTCATCGCCGCCGGTGGGCAGCGGCGGCTGATCCTCGAAGCGGCGTACGTCGTTGGCTGACAGCCATCCCCATTGACGGCCGATCGCGTAGGACTTGTACCGGGCGGCGGTGTCGCCACGGAGCAGGCCGTCGACGGAGTAGTGCGCGTACACCTTCGCTTCAGGCTTGCGTGGAAGCTGGGCCAGCGGCACCGCGTCGGGGTTGTTCAGCATCTGCGTGACCCGCTGCTCCACTCGGGTCAGCCAGGGCCGCAGGGTGTAGACGACGAACCCGATACCCATCTGCTCGATACCCGAGCCCCACGACGTCGACTTGTCGGTCTCCATCAACATGTGCGCCGGCACCCCGAACATCCGGGCGATCTCCGCGATCTGGAACCGGCGCGACTCGATGAACTGTGCGTCCTCGGGCGGAATCGACAACGCCTCGAACGAGGCACCGGAGTCGAGAACGACGATGTCGTGCGCGTTGTCCAGACCACCTGCTTTGGCTTTCCAGCGGTCCTTCAAAGCGTCGGCCTGCGGCTGGGTGAGCTTCCGGTCGGTCTTCAGGATCCCCGACGCCAGCGACCCGGAGCCGAACAGCTTCGCCCCGTACTTCTCCGCCGCCAGCGACAGGCCTAAACCCTGCCGCGACAGTTGGATCGGCGACAGGCCGACGACACCGTCGAAGCCGAACCCGGGGATGTGGAGGATCTCTCGATCCGTCAACGGCTCGTCGTAGCCCTCGATCTTGTAGACCTTCTTGGTGTCCGACGAGCGACCCGGGGTGACCCGGCCCGGATGGATCGGCCACAACTCGGCCACCTGACCGGACTGGTTCCGCAACTTCTGCAGATACCCGTTACCCCACAGCGAAAGATGGCCGTAGATCAGTTCCCACAGCTCGAAGGGAGTCAGGTCCGGGTGGGGGCAGTCGATCAGTTGCGCCTGCCAACCCTCACGGAGCGGCTTACGCACATCGTGCTGCTTCGTGAACGGCGAGAACGGCAACGACGCCGACCCGCCGGCGATTAGGTTCACCGACCGCCAGACCGCCGGCAACCCCATCGCGGTCTTCTGAGTCACCCGCGAGCCCGAGTCCGTCGACGACGACATGCCGAGCGCGTCCAGCAAAGTCGCCGACGTCAACGGGGTGGACGGGTTCTCGATCGACGCCTGGAACGACGGCCGACGCAGAACAGTGTCAAGCAGCGTCATTGCGAGCCACGTTCCCTTCGAGCAATCGGTCGAGTACGGCGGTCAACGGTCTGAGCGACGAGCAGCAGGATCAGGCCGGCGACGAGGAGCGCTACGGGCCACCACACGAGTACGCAGAACGCCACCAGCAGCGCGTAGCCCAGGCCTTCAACCGCGTGAATCACCACAGGTTCGGCCCGCCTCCCAAACCCTCGTTGTGACCCCACATCGCGAGCACACACGCCATCCACTCAGTGATCCCCTCGGAGCTCTTCCGGGAGAACACGAACTGGCCATCGCCGACGTCACGCTTCTGCGCCGCCAGCACGGCCGCAGTGAGCTCGGCCTGGCCACGCTGACGCATCGTCCGGTTCTTCACCGCCTCGAGCGCCTGCATCGACGCCTGGGCGACGTCCTGCAAGCTCGCGATGACGACCTCGAGGCCTTCGTCTTCCATCTCGGTCTGCAACGCCGCAGCCGGTGAGCGGCCGTCGATGACGAACACCGTCGGGCCGTGGTCGGCGTCGAGTTGCTTGCAGCGGTCGATGAATCCCTTGGTGCCCCGCTGTGACACGCCTACCGCGGTGTGGACCAGATCGTCGGCGCGGCCGCCGGCGACGGCGATCGCCGCGCGGGAGCCGTCCGGGTCCACGTCGACCGCGTACACCACGGCTCCAACCGCGGCCGATTCCGGGTCTTCGATGGCCGTCCACTCGGGTTCGGTGATGACGAGATCGGCCATCTCCGGCGGGTCGTCCCACCAGCCCAGCCGTTCCCGCGCGAACTCTGCCGGCGGCAAACTGCGCCGCTCCTTCGCGATGTAGTCCACTGAGATCCGGCGGCCCATCGCCGGGTTCGCTCGAGCCCAGCGGGCCCGGTCATCTAACCGGCAGCCGATCGCGTCACGGTGATGGTCGCAGTCGTCGCCGGCCGCGCACTCACCCGGGAGGTCGTCGCAGAACTCGGTGTAGGCGAGCGACGGATCACCGACCCGGCCGCGGTCGCGGATGTCGCGCAAGACCGCCGACTTCACCTGCCCGGCTGAGGAGCCGTACATGATCTGCGGGTCCGGGACCGTTGACAGCGTCGGCATCAGCGCGCCCATATGCATCGGCATCAGCGCGTACGCCTCGTCGAGGATGATGCCGTCCCCGGTCAGGCCGCGGCCGCCGCCCTGGGTGCGGGCCTTGAACTTCAACCGCTGGCCGCCGAGCATCTCGATCGACTCGTCGCCGTTGCCGTAGTAGATCTTCTTCACCCGCCGGGTGAAGGTGTTGCCGCCCGCCTCGATCAACGCGCACATATCGCGGAACGCCTCTTGGGCGGTGTTGAACTCGTGGGCCGACCAGATCACCAGCGGCTTGTTCACGATGTAGAGCCAGCCCAGCGCCGTCATCTTGAACGTCGCCGTCTTGATGTTCTGCCGGCACGCGACGACCGCCGACTCGAACGCGGCGGTCCGACCGAACCGATCCAGGCCGAAGGTGTCGTCCAGGATGGCCCGCTGGTCGCCGTCCGGGACCAGGCCGGTAAGCTCAGACAGCTCAGCGACCTCCGGGCCCAACGTCTGCACGTACTCCGGCGCCGTATGGAAAGCCGGGAGAACCAGCGCTGTCGTCACGCCGCCTCCACACTCAGCCCCGGGTCGCGCCGAGCTTCTTCAGTTTTTCGTCGCGCTTCTTCGCGATCTCGTCGACCTGGTCGCCAGAGGTCGCACCCGACAGCGCCGCCGCTAGCGACGCGCGGAGCTCCCGG